CTTTTATACGTTTTCTTTTAGCATCTATGTTTGCATATAGCCCTGGTTTTGCCATTATTTACTCCAATAAGTTTTTGCTTTTGTTTTTGATTTTTTGTTTAACTCGCCAAAGTGAAACAATTGTTTGCTAGCAGCAGTATGACTGTTTCCAGTGTGTAAAGATCCGTCACTCATTTTGTGCATACGGCCATTATGCAGAGAGCCATCTTTTTTGTAATGATTTACGCCTTTCATAAAATTAACACTTCCACCTTCTTCTTGCTTGCCTAATTCTTGAATTAGGATCATTTCTAGTTTTAGCAGAGCTCTTTTTAAGTTGTCCTAGAGATCTTGCACAATAAGACTTTCTTCTTTTAGCAGCCGTGCTACCTTTTTTAACCTTACCGGTTACAGCAGTCTTTAACTTACTGCCGGGGTTTTTGCGTTTATACGCAGCAACACCCTTTTTAGTCATACCCGCTCCACTTTTAGTAGAGCGGTAATTCCCGCCTTTACCCGTTGTTTTAGGAATAGGTTTACTTTTTTTTCTCTCAGCCACCTTTAAGCATGAAAAGCAGTCAATGATGAAAATGTAGCAGTTGTATAATTAATATATATACCGTCACTAAAAAGCAATCCATTATCCGGAATAGTAATATCTCTAGTTGCAGTAGCAGATGCTACAGATCCTAGTTTAAAAGAACTTGTACCGTTTGGAGAGGTGTTTACAAAATCCACATTTCCTGCCGTTCCAGAGCAAACCAAATTTACTCCTTGTAATCTGGATCTACCTGCAAAAATAACGTCTGCAACTGCTGTGTTAATACCAGCAGAAACATCACCTGCTGGATTACCAACAGCTGTTATTGAAGCTATTACTCTAAAATATTTAGAGCCAGTAGCTGTGCCTGCATTGGCACCTGTAATGGATTCTGTTTGAGAGTCTCCATTAACATCAGTACCTACTACAGTAAATGATTTAGCTGCATCATTACCAGCAGAGAGGATTGTAACAATCCTTCCGCCAACATTAGTGACAGAGCCACCGTCAGCTAACGCACCACCTATAGTAAGCGCTGCGTTATTTCCAACTGCTGCTGCTACTGATATTCCATTTGCATCTAAGACTTGAGCATCGGCAGTTATAAACTTACCTAATACGTCTGAGCCAGTTAGTCTAGTCGCCATAATTTACTCCCTATTAAGTTATTGTAGCGATTGGAGTTGATAGAGCAGTAGTCATCCACTTAGAGTTTGTTCCATCATCTGAAACACAAGTCATAGAAACTCTAGCGTTTAAAACTGTTGCTGCTACTAATGTTAAAGTGTCTCCTGCTACATCACTTACTGCGTTAGCTGCTGTTCCTGCAACTAAAGAAAGCATTCCTTGAAATGCTGATACAGCAGAACCTGGAAGAACAATAGTAGTAGTTTTACCACTAGCTACAGCTACAGTTAGTTGAAATTCATAATGAACTCCTACATTTGCTGTAGATACAGTAGGTAAAGTGATTACATTATTATTTGTTCCGTCAATTAAAAACAAAGTTCCTGATTGAGCTGCTGTTATAGCTTCTGATTTAGCAGCACTAGCATTAAAAGTTGTATTAATTACTTTCTTACCTAATATGGTACTTGTAGTAGAAATAGCACCATCAGATGCGATTGAACCTACGTCAGTAATATTTCCACTTGCATCTAAATCAAAATTAGTTGTAATTGCACCTGTTGATGCTGCTACTGTAATTTGTTCAAAACCACCTTCAGACCTGACTGGCCCACTAAATGTTGAATTCGCCATAATTTCCTCCTCGGAAATAAGTTCTATAGTCTCGGCTTGTCTGCTAGGTCAGTCGATAGAACAAGTTAATAATCCTAGTTCTTTGATTGTATATCAGTTTAATAAAAAAATCCAAAAAAAAGGGAGCCGAAGCTCCCTTTACCAATTAATTGGATTTACGCACCTTGTGATGCAAAGACTGCTCTTGGATTTGAGAATCCGAAAGAATATCTTTCTCTAGCTTTGAATCTGACGTTGCCAGTATCAAAGTCACCTTCCATAGAAGTTGAAAGAGGAGATCTCTCGAAGTGTTTAAATCCGTCAGGACAATCTGTCATCAAGAACCATGCATCGTTATCTGTTAAGAAATGGTTAACTGAATAACCTTCTGGGACCATACCCATATTCTTAATAGCATTGATGTCATTATCTGATGTGCTAACTCTGCCTGGTGTGTTAAGCAATCTATCTGCCACAAATTGTAATTGTGGTGGAATGATTAGTTTCCTGCCTTGAAGGGCAAGAATCATGCTTTTATCATCAGTAAAAGTTGACACAGAAATGATGGCATCTTCTAACGAAGTCTCATTCAAGTCAGAGTAAGTGCTTGGTCTGTTACTTAAAGTACCGCCACCCGCTAATGGATGAGCTGTACTTACTAGAGCAACACCGTCTCCACCAGTAAAACTGGATGAGAAAGCGTTATTCAAAACAGAAGCAGCTTTTACTTGCTTTGTATGAGCCATAGATCGTGCTAGAGCTTTTGTATATCTAGCTCCTAATCTATCGTAAAGGTTATCTTCGATTGCTTCTTCAGTAAGAGCAAACGCTAACGCAATGGTTTCATGTGAGTAACGTGAAGTAAAGCCTTCGGAAGCTGAATCAAATTCAACTGAATTTCCTTCGCCTTTTACTTTAGCATTACCGAAACCAACGATCATTGTTTCCTCTTCGAAAGCACGGTCAGAAGACTCGGTTTCAAAGATTTCAGCATGTTCGTTTTCGTAACGATTGTACTCCATTCCAAACAAGGCGTTTAGACCTGGTTCTAGCTCTTTGGCTAGCTGTGCTCTGTTAATAGCCATGATTAAACCCCTGTTGTTTGAGCATAAAGATGCTCGTTAATTTTAACAATCATATTGACGTTTGTAGATAGACTTCCAGTTCCTAGAGCGTTATTCTCTGGGTCGTTAGAAAATCCAATAATTCTACATTGAGCCGTACCTGTTGCCATAGTTCCGCTAAGATCTACATTAGATCTACCATTAACGGTACTACCAGCAGCGTAAACAATGTCAGCGTTTAAGCCAACAACTGTTTGTACAACACTACCTGTTGCAGCACTTTGAATTTCAAAGGTTGCATCAGGATCGTCAACTACGAAAGCCACCGCGTCAGATGAAGCTGTTAATGTCGGCCAGAAAGGTGAAAAAATCACCTCGCCAGAAGAATTAGTAAACTTACATCCTTGAAAGACTCCCAATAATAAATCGCCAGCAGCAGCAACGGCTATGCCGCCTGTGTTGACCATTTTTACTGGATCGCCTGAAAAAATACTTCCGGTTGTTCCTGTAAGAATATCATACTCAGTAGTACCAGTGTTATTCACACTGCTTCCAAGTTTTCCTATAGGTCTTAAACCGAATTTAGCATTTATATTTGCCATAATAGTTTCCTAGTTAAGTTATAAATTTGAAAATAGCTTATTTGCTATTTCCACCAAAAGTAACCTTTGATGACATTCTACTAGAGATTGGCATCGCTGGGTTCTCTTCACGCATTAGGTCGTTTTCCACAGCAGTCATTTGATTTTGGGTTTGTTGTTCAAAGTAATCGTTCCTTTGATCTGCGAGGTCTGTATCTATTTTGCACAGTATCAACCCACCCACTCCTATAACTCCAGCGTGTCGACCATCATCGACTGTAGGCAAATCATGAAATCCAGGTAACTCTGCTGGTTTAACTGGGACGAATCCTTCACGAAATCTTTTTGAGACATTCGTTTTGTCATCTTGTCCTAGTATGGATTCTCTAATCCAACGATAAGTAATTCCTTGAGATTTAGCTGCTTCCACAGCCTCGTCCGGGAGTTCTAAAGCTGAAGGCATTTTCCAAATTTTGGGCCTGTCTTCTTTTGCTCTAGTGTCAGCACTTCTTGAAGTCCTAACTTCCTTATCATCAACCACGTTATCTTTTTCTTTTGTCATGATCTCTCTAGCCTCGCTTTTTGTATTGCGTAATCTTTAAATGAAACACCCAGTTTTTTGGCTAAGCCTTGTTCACTTGGTGTCAATTGAATACGATTCTGTTTGCGTCCTGTCGATGTATTGCGTGATGCTGAAGCGACTGTCTGGACGGTTCTTTTCGCTTCCACGTTAAATTTGTGAGGCAATTCTTTCTGCACTCGTTTGTCTATCTCACTATAGTACTCATCAGACTCTAAGTCAAAGCCTTCATTTTCCAATTCTTTATGAACTGCAAAAGCTACTGAGGTTGCAATTTGATCTTTTCCAAACCAAGAATTGTTTTTTGCCCACTCACGAGATTTATCTGATGGCTCATTGTATTCTTCTGGAGCTGCTTGAGGTTGTTGTTCTTGTTGATTTTGAGCTTGTTCTACATAAGCAGCTTCTTGTTGCTCGTATTGTTTTTGTTGCTGTTGATACTGCTCTAACCTTGCTCTATCTGAAGTAGCCATTGTTAGGGCTTCAGTAGCTGAAGCTATTGATTCAGCATCTTGTGATTCAGTTGCTTGTTTTAAAGCTTGTCTTGCTAGGCTAAGTTGTGACTCAACACGATTGCCAAATTCATCGCCATAACTTGATTGAAAAGATTTTTGCGACTGCCTTAACTTTTCGTTTTGATCTTTCAAATCTTTGGCGTATTGAACGGCCATAAGTTCTCTTCTTTGGAACTCTTTAGCTTGGGCCACTGCTTTGTTAATTCTGTTTTGAGCCAGTGATGCTCTTTTTTCTACGTCAGATAAATCTTTTGACTTTTCTTCAACCTGGGGAGAAACTGCAAAGTCTTCTTTTATTTGATCCTCAGTAACTGGAGAATTGTTAGACGAACCTTCGTCAATATCAATATCAATGTCTTTATC